ATGTCTTTCCTGCTGTGCAACGATAAACTGTACTGTATGTTCGATGTCAATGCTTTGTGGTGAAAAGTCCTTCAATTCTGCACATAGTTTACGATGAAGTTCACCAGTGAGATTAACATCCTGGATACAGTAATCAATCATCTCTTGTGTCAAAGCAGTAAAGTCTTGGAACTCAATCTTGTGATTCCCTAATCTTTTCCCCCATGCTTCTAGACTGTGTCCTCCTTCGATACTGGGATTCCATAGCCTCGACAGCACGAGCGTATCGGAGGCCTTCTTGAGTGGTATCGTAATGTTCCACAATCTCCGAAGGTGGTAACCGTCGAAGCTGATTAGATTGTGTCCGATCACTGTGTCGCAATCCTCTATAAGAGGCTTTAGTGTACTTGGATGAGTATGACATACCACCTCACTTGTTGTCAGATCCTTCGTGACTACGCAGAAGATAACAGTCTGCTTCATGTCTGTTTCGATGTCCAGCACTAAGCTCTTCATATTTGTGTACCAGTTTCTGATAGTCTTCTAGCAGTGTATCATACTTCTTCTTTAGCTCTGCGTGGTCAGCTAACAGCCTATCCATTACCCACATTGTTCACTCCTTACTCGGATTGCGGTGGCAATACGCTCACGTTCTTTGCGTAAGATCTCAAGTGTCTTGGTTTGCACCGGTTCGTCCGTCCCTCGCACGACTAATTCAGCACACGCCTCACGCTCGGCAGCGGCAACCAAGGCAGCAAACCGTGTTACAGACCCTAATGGTTTTTCGTCAGACCCGTAAGCTAATCCAACCTCCCTAGCCATGCGGATGATGTCGTCTCTGTTCATCCTTCTCCCCTGATGATGTCTGCTGCATCAGCATAACCCCTTCTCTCCAAGGCTTCAATACAGCGATCCAATCTTTCTTCACTGGCTTGGAAGGCTACCATCTCAGCAAACTTCTCAAAGTCAAAGCGTTCACAGTCCATGCGGTTGTTCCAGCATTGGCTCATCATATCTCTAAGTGTTTGCTTCATTGTTCAAACCCCAGTCAAAGTTCTTTTCCTTTAAGAAAGCTAACTTAATTGCTTCTTTGATACCCCAACTGATAAGTATTTTAATCTCTTCATCAGTAAGATCCAAGTGTAGTGTAGCTGTACCATCATCATTCTCTTCAATGTTTGTAACTTCAGCCATTACGGTCTCCTGTTAGCATCTTGCATAGCCTCTACGTAGTCCGATGTCTTTCTGATCTCATTGATGATCTCTTCAAACGAACAAACTACCTCGCCCATTGTAGACCCTGTACGTATCTGCTGTAAAGCAAATCGTTTCGTATCTTCTTTCAAATCTTCATAAGTCTTCATCTTGTGTGACCTCTGATAACCTTCCTGTTGAGTGGCTGTAATAGACGTTACAGGCTGGACCTGTGACACCGCTGAAACGGTTCTTGAGTACCCTAATCCTGGTGGTATTGCGTTCACGTTCATCATCATGCTGTGCATTCCTTTCCATACCGATCACCATATCAGACAACTGTGCAATGCTACCCGATCCTCGAAGCTGACCTAGTGAAGTAGCTGCTCCTTCTTCATGGCCTTTACCATCAGGTCTCTTAAGATGACTGACAATCAACAGTGCAATGCCTGTCTCCTGCACAATCATCCTAAGCTTGGTCATGATCTCATCTAATGCTTTACGTTCATCGCCAACATCGCCAGAACTGACGACAATACTAATATGATCCAACACAACAAAGCTACATCCGAGTCCTTTAGCCATGAATCTGACTCTTGATAGTATGTTGTCAATTGATGTACTCCCAAAATGATCAAAAAGATAAACCCTATTAGTGCCAAGAGTGTACTCGAAGGCATCTCTAAACTCCTCATCAGTGTACGCTGTGTCAGGCAGATGTAGTGGTTTGTTCGCATGAATAGACATGATACCTTTGGCAGTGCGAACAGTAGACTCCTCCAAGAACATCAATCCAATGTTGTCCTCAGTCTTACACAGTATGTGGTATACGATCTCCCTCAGCACCTGTGATTTACCCAGTCCAGATCCTGCTGTAAACGTCACCAGTTCGCCTTTACGGATACCATAAGTTAACGCATTAAGACCTTGCCAAGGATAGTCACAAGAGGCTTTAATGGCTGGTGTATTGATCTCTTCCCAAAGCTTTGATCCTTCGATGATCCCATCAGGTACATAGACTTCAGCAGCGAACCAGTCCTGGATATACTCCTTGATCATCTCATCTTTGAGATAATCATTAGCATCTTTGTGTGGTTGTCTGTGCTTGACTATCTTAGCCTTAGCACCGAATAGATCCGCTACCTTCGTAGCAGCCTGCTTACCAACTTCATCAGCATCAAAGCTGATAACAATGGTTTCAAAAGAGTCAAGATATTCATAGTTGTCTTTGCAGTCCTTTAGTGCTGATTGTGCGCCATTGCGTATGCTTACTACCGGATACCGCATACCATTCATTTGAAAGACAGCAACAGCATCAAATTCACCTTCAGTAATGGTAATGCTCTTACCACCTTTAGGGAATAAATGCTGTCCGAACAAAGTAGCCTTAGACCAGTCACCTTTGATGGCGCAATCAGTCTTCATTGCATCATGTCTTACCTTGTATGCAGTGACCTTACCATCAGCATCACAGTAGGGAAAAGCCACACCACCCTCATCAGTGATCATCACACCAAAGGCTTTTAAGGCATCTCTGGAGAGGTTTCTTAGCGGTATAGACTGATACTTACCATCTAACATTGGAATCACCTTAGCAGACTTTGTATGCTTTTGTCTGAAGTTATCATCATGTTCAGACATTTTAGTGTTCGTACCACAAGCAAAACAATGTGACCAAGTCTCTCCTTTATCATTAACAGATACGGACAATGCATCACTAGATCCACAATCATCACAGCCAACATGCGTGGCTAAGTAGTTCACTGATTCTTCTCCTTTAGCTTGAGTCGTAGTCCTACTACGATATTTACCACGTGTTCTTCTCCCGCAGCTTGGCTTCAATGGCTCGGGCAAATCGGTACATTCTCCGATCTTCCTCGTACCCGTTCATATCGTGTATCTCCTCATCAGTCAGCCCAACCCATTGCTTCAGTGCCAATCGGCGCAGTTCGACGGCTGATTCCCTGCCCGTGCTATTGCTTATTCGTCCTTGCACAAACTCAGCGTCCAGCGCATCAGCCAGCCGCAAGGCTTCGGGTTCTGTCTCCAGTGCTTGGCGCAATGCTTTAACGGCTTTTGTTTTTTCCGCCCAATTGGCTAAATTAGCTTCTAAAGCATCCAAAGCAATCTGCATAGCTTCTCTACTCATGTTGTCCTCAAGTTAAAAGGGTTATGCCAACAAATACCAGTGTTGTCTCTGGTGTTGTATCCACCTAGTGAGTAAGATATCAAGTATTGATGATCATCCTTCCTAATATCCCTATCAACAGTGTAGTTATCAACTAACTTTGACATAGAGTCTCTGATCTGCTTAGAGGTCTTGTTAGGAAATGCCTCTAGAAGGTCTTCTAAGGTAGCATGGCGGCCATGATTCTCGAGGTAGGCTACGTAAGGGTTAACCTTGCGCTTGCGTGGCTGTATACGCTTTTTCATTGCTCCCTCGCTTTCAACATAGCGTCTGCCATCGTGTAAGCCTGCCTCGCGATGGCATCAAAATAGTTCCCCTGCGCTAATGCTTGCATAGCCTTGGCTGCAAAGTAATCACGTAAGGTCATGCCATCACGCACGTCTTCTGTAATGTGCGGAAACGCTGGTCCGCCTGTGTCTTTACTCATACATTGAACCCCTTCGCATTCAAAGCCTTAGTTAACTGACGCATCATAAAGTAAAAACCATACTCTTGGCATAAGCGAACAAAACCGCTCAATACATTGTTGATGTTGTGGTCCTCATGCATATCTTCATACTCACCTTTAGTGATCTCATCGAATGCTTCATCAGGTAAAAACTCATCATCAGGGTACATTTCGAACAATCCTTTAGTTAAGCCCTACTGTACATAGACTATTTAGACTAAGTACTAAGTATATATTAAATATAAGTACATAGTATATACTTAGTACATAGCCTAAGTAGCCTACATAGCCTATATAGATTTAGGGTATCAGAGAAAACCAAAGTTGTCAAGTCATTCTTCATCAATGTTACGTTTGCTTACAATGTCATCATCCCCTTCATTGATCAATCGTACATTGCCTACTGCAGCAATCTCATCTCGGACATATCGAAAACAATCATTGCATAGGTCAATGTACTGGTGTGTTCGAACACTACGCCTGGAGGCTTCGTAATCGCTTAAGGCTTCATTACAGGATAAACATCTAATCTTCCGTCCCTACCTTTCTATTGTGTGTAATACCGTTAACAATGCGACAAACTTGAGATGCACTGGTATTGTTACGAACCCCTACTTCTTTCATGGAATACAAACCAGAGGCATAGTCTTCTTTAATTTTTTTAACATCATCTTCCGAAATAATTCTA